GATGACGAGCCATATGACGAAGATAATATGGGTTACGAAGACGAGGAATATTAATGTGGTACAGTAAGGTTAGTCGAGATATTTCTCACTTGCCCGATTGTATTGAGTATTTTTATTCTCAATTAGACGAGGCTAGGAAGGAAGTTAAGGTATATGGAAATCTTGAGAAATCCAGTGCCGCACTTCCTGGCATTGTTGAACAACGTTTCAACCAGCTTCAAGAAATTGAAGCTGTGTTGGAATACCTGAATATTGAACTTAGACGTACTCGTAGTAAGGCGTTTAAGAAGTATCTTGAAAATTATCAACGAGCTTTGAGTAGCAGAGACTGCGAAAAGTATGTTGACGGTGAGGCCGACGTAGTTGACCTAGAAAAGATTATCAACGAATTTGCATTGTTGCGTAATCAATGGTTAGGAATTATTAAGGGCCTTGATATTAAACAATGGCAAGTTTCTAACATTATCAAACTTAGAACAGCCGGAATGGAAGATGTGCATATCTAATGTATACCGAAGATTTGATTTTGCGTCTTGCTGGGGTGGGCAAGTATATATTTGAACCGGATATTCTCGATCTCGGCAATAGCTGGGAACTGAACTTTGTAAACTCAGTTGCTACTCAGATCGAATCGGGTAATGCACTAACTGAAAAACAAGCACCCCTTGTTATTAAAATCCTAAAAAAATACCAAACTAGTTTAGAAATATATTTTCAACAAAAAATAGATCTAGACAACCCAGTTTTCAAAACATCTTTTAGAAAAATCAGCAACGAAAAGTCTATCAAAATAGAAAATATTGATGGCGAGAAAAAAATCGTTGTAAGATTTCCTTATGACGAGAAATTAATTAAATCATTCCACGGTTATATTTCCGGCACTAGTTGGAAAAGTTTCATGTACGGAAATCCGTTAAAGGCGCACATAGCCGAATGGAACTCGACATACAAAGCATGGATATTTGGCCTTCGTGAAGATAACATTCTTTGGTTACACACAAATTTAGTTGAGCAAGGATTTGTTACTGATAATGAGTTTAATACTTTCTTAAACGAAATAAATCAAACACTTGATAATATGTTTGAGTTTGCACCGTATGTTACCAAGCAAGACGGAAAGTATTGTTTAAAAAATGTTTCAAAACATATCAATATTAACGAAACCGATAACTTAATTGAGTATCTACTATTGGCAAAGAATGCCGGTATTACAGCGTGGGATGAAGGCATTGATCAAGAAATAGCCTCAATGGATTTAGATCCAGTTACGCAGGCTAATATCAATACTGTGGAGCCGTTGTTTGTTGACTGCACTCTTTATGATGTAGAACAATTTGAAAATCTAGTGAAGTTTGGCGGCCCAACTTTGATTATTGTTCCGGGCGGGATCGAAGGAAATCATACTAGACGCTGGCACGAGTCTGCATTAAAATGGGGAATCAATAATTCCGATATGACTGTGCTATTCCGTATGCCCAATGAAAGCCACGGAACTTTTAATGCCTATATCAAAGAGCATCAGTTAAACAACGAAGTGCATGAAAATACCAAAGTAGTTTTTGTCAGCACAAAAATACCAAAGCCCTTGATAAAATCAGGACTGAAATTTAATACGGTTATTAATCTAGGATACTATAAAGATTTGCATTATTCTATGAGTGTGCTCTTGCAATCTACCCCCAATATAGTGTATTATAACAATAAGCATCCACATGGAGTCAATGTTTGGCCACAACAAAATTAATAATAAAAGATGAGATCAATGTTAAGTTTGAAAATCTTGATTTAGATACTCGTAAAGAGTTAGTCAAGAAATTCAAATACTTTGATCCTTCTGCGAAATTTATGCCGGCATATAAGCTAGGGCGTTGGGACGGCTGTACTCCTTTCTTTGGGCTAGGCGGCACTACCTATGTTAGTCTGCTAGATCGAATACTGCCGTTGCTAGAACAATGGGGTTACTATATCGAAGTTGAGGACCAACGGCAACATAAAGAATTATCTTTCGAAAAGGTAACAGAAGAATTTTGGGGCGATCAATGTTGGCCAGAAGGACACAGATTTGCCGGCGAACCGATTAGACTACGTGACGACCAAGTTGAAGTAGTTAATAACTTTTTAGCCAATCCACAGGCATTACAAGAAGTAGCAACTGGCGCAGGTAAGACCATCATGACTGCCACACTTGCTAAGATTTGTGAAAAGTATGGACGCACAATAACAATCGTTCCAAATAAAGATCTTGTGTTACAAACAGAAGAAGACTTCCGCAACGTTGGTTTAGACGTTGGCGTATATTTTGGTGACAGGAAAGAACTAGGAAAAACACACACTATTTGTACTTGGCAAAGCCTTAATGTGTTAGACAAAAAATCACACGATCCCAATACACTTACTCTTGCAGAATTTATTGAAGGTGTCAGTGCTATTGTAGTTGACGAAGTACATCAAGCCAAAGCAGAAGTATTAAAGAAACTGCTCACAGTCAATTTTGCAAATGCGCCAATACGTTGGGGACTAACAGGAACAGTACCCAAAGATGACCTAAGTTTTGAAAGCATCAAGTGTTCGCTAGGCGACGTTATCCATCGTGTTTCTGCATACGATTTACAACAAAAAGGTATCCTAGCAGAATGTCACGTAAAGATTGTACAAACCCAAGAATGGAAAGAATTTGAAAGTTATCCTGCAGAATTAAAATATCTTGTTACAGACAGCACTCGAATGGAATGGGTGTCGAAACTAGTAAAAACAATCGCAGAAAGCGGTAACACGCTAATACTAGTTGATAGAATTGAAACTGGTAATTTTATTATAAACGAAATACCGGACTCTGTTTTTATCAGCGGAAAAATTAAATCAAAAGATCGTAAGGAGCAATATCGTGAAGTTGCGACAGCAGATGACAAAATTATTGTCGCGACCTATGGTGTCGCGGCTGTTGGTATTAATATACCTCGTATCTTTAACTTGGTACTTCTGGAGCCTGGCAAATCGTTTGTCAGAGTTATTCAATCAATAGGTCGTGGTGTCCGTAAAGCCGACGACAAGGACTTTGTACAAATATGGGATATAACTGCTAGTTCAAAATACGCCAAGCGTCATCTTACTGAGCGTAAACGTTTTTATAAAGATGCAAGATATCCATTCGCAATTGAAAAGGTAAAATACTAAAATGCAAATATTAACATTAGATAATACGACATTCTATCTGAATGATCTGCCCAACGAAATTGATGAGGATTTTCGTTATTCTGTTTTAGATAACAGTGATAATCAAAATCCCGACCATTTCTTCTTACCATTGATCTTTTTAGAAAGTTTTACTGGTCCTGCGGCCGTTCTTAAGATCGGACCTTACGAACTTACTATGCCACTAGACTGGTGTACGATTGTTGGCGATCCGACTGGTCCCGAAATGGAAGTGTTGCCTTTAACAAGTTTAAATGATCGCGGATTTAGGACTTTTTGTTTTAATCCATTAAGTAGTTTCCGTCCTGAATTTCACGATATCGATATCATTAACGTCTATCCAGAAGTTAAATGGTATTTTCCTAAGATGAAGCCCGGACAACTGCTAACAACACCGTTATCTTCTGGGACTGCACCTGTGTGTGCATACTTTGTTAAAGAAGTTAGTCGACAAAGTGAGATTGTAGATTATTCAAAATGCTGGTAAGGAGGATAAAATGATTACCAAAGAAAAACTAGAGCATCATATATCACATCTTCAAGAAAAACATGATAAAATAGATGCAGAAATTATTGAGTTGTACAAGCATCACGAAAACGATTTAAAAATTGAAACTCTTAAAAAGTTAAAATTACATCTCAAAGATGAAATCGAAGCAAACAAGGTAAAGATGAATGGGCTCCCTTAAACCCGGCACAAAGTACATTTATGAGAGGCATAATAATGTGACCTACGCTCGAGAATTTGGAGCCGATCCTAGTACACGAGAAGCAATAGGATGGAACTACGATCCTACTAAACCCGACTTTGATCCAAGGACAAACGACGGCCGCTCACTTCACGAGCATATAATGGAAGATCAACTGTGGGGAGAAATTCGCCGAATGGCTAAAACCAATCCCGCTTTACATGAAGCCCTTGAACGTGTTAAAATAATATATCACCTAAGCAAGGATAAAGATGGCGCTTGATATTAAACGTGAATTACGTGCCGTAGATCAACGGGAACATGGCTTCTATGATAATCTCTCGGACCTAGAAAAGAAAGAGTTTAGCCCCTATATCCTGATGCGGTATGTTGCAAATGTGCAGATTAATGAGACAGATATACAAGAGTGGTACTTAGAAAGAACTAATGAGTTTGTTAATAAAAATCATTGGGTGTTGAGTAAAAATCACAAGGCATTATTGTGGAAATTATTTGCTAGTTGTGGTACAGGTATTAACTGCTATCATCCATACTTGAAAGCCGGCTCAAAAGAAAAGGCTAATAAAATTGAAAAGTTGCTGATTCAAATATATCCAACAATGAAATTGACAGATATAAAGTTAATGGCTAGTATGATGGACAAAAAGGATAAAGAAGAACTGTTTGATAAAATGGGCTTCGATAAAAAACAACGAAAAGAGTATGAGTAAGTATCCTTATCCGTTAAAGCCAATGTCTGTAAAAGAAATACAGAAACTAGTCGGCCCAGATTTTATTAAGAACTTTCAAATTGAAATTGACCTAATGCTGGCTCCGATGCGAAAGCATCTTGCATTAGGAAGACCGCTTAGTATGGGCAAGGAAACTTGGGAGTACGCTGTAGCAGATAGTATAGTTGGAGCAGATTGGGCCGGAGCAGGTAATTCTATCGTCGATGTAAAAATTGGTACAGACATTGGATTAGATATTAAAAGTGTAGGTAAAGGAACAGGTAAAAAATCAGGAGAAGCTAGTATGTATCAAACATACGAAGGTGATACTGATGCGTCCTTTTCAAGACAAGACTCCGAGCTCCTTTGGAAAACATTTATTGAAGGGTGGAGTGCAAAAACAAAGACTGTAAAGAATTATTATCTTCTTGCAATCGTTAAAGATAAAAGTTATAATTGTAGTATATGCGGATTCAAACGAGTTAGAGATGTTCCAGCGTTTGATCCTAGTTTTGGATCCTTTTTAACAGAAAAAGGAAAAGTGAGTAAAGGTACTTGGACTATTGAACAACTTGCCGATCCTAAATTGCTTCATACTATCGTTGTTCGAAACAAAAAAAGATTAGAAATGAGATTGCGTCCTGTGATGCATACTGATAAAAAATATTGCATGGAAATTTATAAATTTAACAATGGAACTAGCTGAACAACCTTTTCAATGTGTACATTGCACTAAGAGTTTTATGCAAGAAAAAACTCTCATGGCTCATATGTGTGAGCCCAAGCGCCGTGCTATGCAAAAAACTGAAAAGAGAGTGCAAGCAG